TCAATGTGTTGGTGCAAGCATCTGCAGGTTTCTTTCCTGTCTGGTTTTGTGGCTTTGGTCATGGTCGGCTTGCCGGGATTGCTCCAATTCGATGGCGAAAAGTTCGGCGGCGTGACGGCCTGCCTGTGTTCTGTCGTCTTCGATGACGGCAGCTATCCGCCGAAACAATTCGGACTCGAAGCCGCCTGCATTGTTCAAGGCATTCGGCCGCGCAAGCCTTGCGCCGCCATCCAATCTGATTGCCGAAACGTAGAACTCATCCTCGTAATCGGCACCTGCCGACGTCAATTCAGCGCACCCATATAATAGCAATCCGGTTTCCCAGCGATCGCATAGACGGATGTTGAGCTCATCAAACGAATATTCGCAGGAAAATTCCCGAGCGTACACCGTCATTCTCCCGTCTTGGCGATCGGGGATATCCCGGCAATACCGGTTCCCCTCAACGCATCGGTCGGTGCGATGATGAAAGCATTCGGCTTTTTCGGCATGAATGGCACTCTCCTTCGATGGCCTTGTAGCCTTTTCAATCGTAGCGCCTGGTACATCCGGTTTCGCTGACTTCGGGCTAGATACTACGCTTGCCCGGGCTCATTCCATTCAGGACCAATGGCTCTTATCGATGAAATTGCCACTCAACACGATACGTGTCAACACCATTTGTGTTCACGTACGTGATTAGGAACATCGAAGGTGTTTTCGGCCTATATTTGCTTTCTATTTTCGAGCAATGTGGCCGCAGATTCTGCCGATAATGGTCAGTCGATCCAGCTGGACGGTGAAGGTCTCCAGAGCTGGATTGTCGGAAATGATCTTGACCTGGCCCGGATGGGTGAAGGGAACTCGCTGCAGGCGCTTGATCTGCGGCTCCGTATAACCGTCGCTGATCGCGTAGACGGTATCAGTGGTCATTTGGTTCTGTGAGAGATCGACGATGACGCGATCGCCCGGCATGTAGGTGGGCTGCATGGAATCGCCGACGACTTCCATGATGATCGTATGATTCGGCGAAGCCTTTGCCTCGTTTCGTAGATAGCCGGTGGGGATAAGCCATTCCGCTACGATCTTATGCCCGGCGACATTGCCAGAGCCGACGGGAAGGTTGATGACTTCGCCGACGATGCCGCTGCCGGCGCCGAGCTTGACGTCCACCTCCGGTGTTGCGCCTTCGATCTGTGGCTTCCAGTGTTCCCGGCTGTAGCTGAGTTCGTCGCCACTCTCGGCAAATCCGTCCTGATCCTGCTCGTCCGGGTCGAATGACATGACGATGTTCGGAGACGGTCGTGCGGCTTTGCGCAGGCCTTCGCCAGTCAGCAGGTAGGCCGCCGTCGTGCCGAATTTCTTCGCATATCGATTGGCGACTTCGGCACTGAATTCGTTCTGGCCGTTTTCATGCGCGCGATAGGTGGACAGGCTGACGCCCAGCGCTTCTGCCGCCTTCGTGGCTGATGGATAATTTGCGGCTTCGCGGGCCGCTCTCAGTCGTTCGCCCATGGATTTCTGCATCGCTAGACCCTTGCAAAATTTTTGACATAAATCATGTTGACATCACCATTATTATCAACATAATTTGTGTCTATCAAGTCGGCAACGGCATAATCCGCGGCTTGGCTGTCAAACGGGTTAACGCTGCATATGGCAGGTAATGTTTGAGGGATGTAGGCATGGTCACAGGCAGCAGGAGGAGAGCGGCGGCTTTTCGCGCAGGATATTTCGATCGCTTCTGGGGATGCCCCGGCTGCCTCGGAATTCTGTCGATCGCGGAGATTATCGAACAGCATTGCGAGGATTGTGATGCAGCTGTCGAGCCGATGGAGATGGTGGAGGCGAAGTCCGCAGTGCAAGCAGCCGAGCAGGAGGTGCTGCCATGATCGAAATGCTTCAGGGCCTTCTCGCTTGCATCGGCGGGGCGTTGTTTTTCGCCGCTCTGGTGATCGCGATAAAGCCGGTCATTTGGAATTCGCCAATGCCATCCCTCAAGGATGAAGACTCTGGTGCCCCGGAAGGAGACCAAATTCACTTCCGCATTGTCGAAGACTCCTCGCTTGAGCCCAGAAAGCCGGCGCAGGCAGCAAAGCTGCGCAGGCGGTAGACGGGCACCAGAACGTCAAAACTCAATCGGAAACCTAGAGATAGACCTGGCCAAGCGAGCCGGGGGAGGTTGCTATGAACGAATTTCAAATCGGAACAGAGGCCGTTGCCGGTGGCCACCTCGGCTGGATTCGCAAGGTTCACCGAGCCACAAATGAGATTCTTCGAGATAGTCGGGGCGAACCGATCGTCTTCGAAACGCAGGATGCCGCCAAGGCTGCAGCCGGCGAGGCGATGGTTGCTTATCTCAACACGCCTATGCTGCGTGATGGGGCGAGAGTGGAGGCAATTTCTAAGGCGGAGGCCTTCTTCAAACCCAAATCGCACAGCCCTATCGCCGTCACTGGAAGCGCTTCATGAGCGGTCCATGGATGAAAAAAGTATCAAATTCACCGACGAAAGGAGTTGAACTTTCATGACCAAAGGCAGGCTAGACCTTCTCCTCGATGGGCTCGGCATTAAGCTGATTCCTGTCCATCGGCGCCGTGCGCCTGCGGAGAGCCATGCGCGCGGTACGATGCAGGAAATCCGAGGCCGCTACGGCGATGGCCATCTGGTCTTCGTTCTACGATGCATCCGGCAAACCGGGAGCAATCGCGATGAACTCTGGTCGGACACGATCGGCGCCGTATCCGATGTTCTAGCGCAACGGCAGGATTGGGCGCTGCAGCGACCCGGCGATCTTCTGGGCGCCTTTGATGATATCGCGCTTGCCACATTGCGCACGGATGCGGTGGCGCGGCGGCCGTGGCCAGTTCGGGCGACATTGCGAACGCTGATTTATCAGGAATTGGAGAAACGACTTGATGCACCGGTCCGCCTTGCAGTTTGATGACCTGTCCCTTCGCGCGGCCGAGATCGCCGATCTGAGCCTGATCATCCGTGCACGTTTCGTCGAAGCTGCCGATACGATGGTTCATCTCGACGTACGCGGCATCCGGCCCGACAGGATGCGGACGCTCTGGCCGGAGGTTTTGCCCGAACCGATGGATCAGGCCGATATCCGCGTTCGCTATCGTCCGAGCGCTGCGGCGATCAGCCGGGCAGAGGAGGTCTTGCAGGAATGGCTTCGGGTTCACGTCAAGGATGGGGAGCGGCGCATCTTGCTTTCGCGATGGTCCATTTGCCTTGCCGCGCCCTATATTGCCGGCTCGTTTCGGGATTTTTGCGGGCGGACGGGGCGCGTCCGGCGCACGGCCGAACGACGTATTCAAAGCGAATTTCAGAGTCTTGCAGGTGCGCTCCTTGTCATCTCTCCGATCTTGCAAGAGCCTGATTGGTGGCGCATTGCACCGATGATGCCCAACTCGCCGGGCGGCATCGAACGAGTGAAACCAGTGGCACCCAGGCATAAGACACACTGGTTGCCGGATGATGCGCGGCCTGTCTTCGATGCGGCAAGTCCCGAACTTGCCGAACTGGCCAAGCGATTGGAGCGGGAAAACCGCAGGCGTGCCAAGATGAAAGCCTGAGCCGTCGTAATGACGCGGTCCGAATCCGCCATCATTGTGATGTGCCAATATCTCCGTTTGGTGACCTTGCTCTCCCAAGCGCAAAAACGCCGGCTGGGCGGGTCTTTGTGGTGACCTCGCCGAAGTCTGGGACGGCGTACTCTGCGAGAAGTCGAAGCCGTGCTGTCGGCAGATGAGCCCGCCAAGGATCGCCGATCAGAATCATGATTTCCCGAGCCAGGCAGCGGTCCAGAAAAGCAATGACGCTCTCCGCAAGCGCTGCCTCATAGAAAAGATCTCCGACGCATATGACGTCGACCTCAGGCGGCTCGCTCTTCGTCAGGTCTGCGAGTAGGCGATCGATCATCACGCCATTGAGTGCGGCATTGAGCTCGATAGCTGCAATTGCATAGGGATCGACATCGGCGGCATAGACTTTTGCTGCGCCTGCCTTTGCAGCGGCAATCCCGACAATTCCCGAGCCGGCACCGAGATCTAATACGCGGTGACCAGCCACGCTTTCGGGCCTGTCGAGAAGATGACGAGCCAGAACCAGACCTCCTCCCCAATAATGCGCCCAGTAAGGTGAGCCGAATTGCGGATCGCGCTCGGCGAGGCGCCGCAGTCCGCTTTGCGGGCCTGCTTTATGCAGGCGCATACCGGGGATACCGGGAACGGGCAGGACCGGGAGATTGGCGGCGATGAACCACCGAACCCAATCCCGGCCCGCGGGACCATCCGGATCGTCATCTGGTGCGGATCTGCTCAAGAGCTTCCCTTGACTGAATTTGATTGCACATGTCTCGGATATTTCGATGCCAACGGGTAAGCGTTGACGGGTATATCGTTCAATTTGTCGGACCGCAAAATTTAATATTTATCTGCAATTTCAATAGCTTGTTTTCTATCTCCGTCAAAGTCCCCATTCCTTGCGCGGCGATCGGCCTTCAAGGGTGTCGCCAACTGCGCCGAAATGCGGTATCTATTTTGGCATGATGAGAACAGTTGCAGCGACGCACTGTCGACCGCAAGCGTTGTTTTGAACCGCTTGTTTTCTTTCAAAATCCCATCGGAAATCTGAAGCATGACCAATGCCGACAAGCCGGTCGCGCCGCGCAAACCGCGTGCGCGCCATCGCAAGGCCGTTTCCGCCGACGACACGCCGCTTGATTACATGTTGAAAGTAATGCGCGATGACGAGGCGGATCAGAAGCGGCGCGATGAAATGGCAAAGATAGCAGCCTCCTATGTTCATCAGAAACCTAGCGAGCGCTCTGGCGCCGGGACCAAAGGAGGCCGCGGCGTCACCATCGACCTAACCCATGCCACGGATGAGCAGCTTGCGATACTCGAATCCCTCTTCGGTCCGCTTGCCGGATCCGGCGACGATGATGGCGGCGATCCAGGAGGAGAGGGCAAAACGGAGAACTGAGCGCGAACAGGCCGAGGTCGCCACCCGGCTTGCCTTGGATGCTGAACGAATTCGAGCCAACTGCCAATCGCTGACGGGGTTCGTTCGGGAGGCCTGGCACGTCGTCGAGCCCTCCGTTGACTATGTTCATGGCTGGCATATCGATGCCATCTGCCAACATCTCGAAGCAGTAACTTCAGGCGAGATTACCCGGCTGCTGATCAACGTGCCGCCAGGTACGATGAAGTCGCTTCTTTGCGGCGTCTTCTGGCCGGCATGGGAATGGGGGCCGAAAGACAAGCCGCAGCTGCGCTATCTCGGCGCCTCCTATTCGGAACATTACGCCAAGCGCGACAATAGGCGCATGCGCGACCTCGTTGCCTCCGAATGGTATCAGGCGCTTTGGGGTGATGTCGTCAAGCTGACGAGAACAGGCGAGATGGCTTTCGCCAACACCCGTATTGGTTCGCGCCAGGGGGTGCCGTTTTCGAGGTTGACCGGTGGTCGCGGCGATCGTGTCATCATCGACGATCCACATTCAGTCGATGGTGCGGAATCCGAAACAGAACGTTTGTCCACGGTTCGCACATTTCGCGAATCCGTGCCGACGCGGCTCAACGATCCTCAACGCTCGGCGATCGTCGTCGTGATGCAGCGGCTGCATGAGGCGGATGTCTCCGGCACTATCCTAGCGCTCGGGCTCGGTTACGAACATCTCATGCTGCCGATGGAATTCGAGCCGGAGCGCCGATGCCGGACCTCGATCGGATTTGTCGATCCCAGGACTGAGGAGGGCGAACTGCTTTTTCCGCAGCGCTTTCCTCGTTCGGTGGTCGAGCGGGACAAGGTCCCGCTTGGCTCCTATGCGGTGGCAGGCCAGTTTCAGCAGCGGCCTGCGCCTCGCTCGGGCGGTTTATTTCAGCGCAACGATTTCGAGATCGTCGAAGCGCTGCCTGCAGGCGCAAAGCGTTGCCGCGCCTGGGATTTCGCGGCTTCGAAAGCGCGTCCCGGTCGCAAGCCGGACTGGACAGTCGGTCTGCGCATGGCTTTGATCGGCGGTGTTTTCTATGTCGAAACCATCGCGCGCGGACGCTGGTCACCCGCCGAGGTGGAGCGCAATCTCAAGAACACTGCATCGCAGGACGGGCCGACGGTGACGATCCGCATGCCGCAAGATCCGGGTGCGGCCGGCAAGGCCGATGCGGAAACCAAGATCAAACTGCTCGCCGGCTTTCCTGTAAAAACCATATCGCCAACCGGTGACAAGGCGACGCGCGCCAAGCCGGCCTCGGCGCAGGCTGAAGCAGGAAATGTCAAGCTTTTGCGCGGGGACTGGAACGAAGCATTTCTGGATGAGGTCTGCGCCTTTCCGAATGGGCAGTTTGACGATCAGGTCGATGCCTTCGCCGACGCTTTGAACGAACTCGCGCTGAGTTCGTCCTTCAGCTTCAGCAACTTCTAGGCTCGCCTCGTGCGTGCCTCTTCATCACATCATATCAAAGGACAATCCATGGGGCAGGTATTCTCGATGGTTCGCGACGGATTGGTGAGCCTTGCATCCCGCATGGGCACCGAACGCGACAAGGCGGCATCCGTTTTCTATACGCAGCCGATCCTGACGGACGAGCAGATCATTGCCGCCTATCGCGGCTCCTGGCTGCCGCGCAAGATCGTCGACATTCCGGCGCTGGATAGCTGCCGGAAATGGCGAAACTGGCAGGCGGCGAGCGATCAAATCGGCTTGCTCGATGCGGAGGAACGACGTCTCAATCTACGCGGCAAAGTGCTGGAAGCAGCGACGAAAGCACGGCTTTTCGGTGGCGCTGCCCTGTTCATTGGCGCGGAAGATGCCGATCCAGCGTTGCCGCTTGAGGCGGATCGGATCGGGAAGGGCGGCCTTAAACACCTGACGGTGCTGACGCGCCGTCAGGTGGCTGCCGGGGACATCGAGAGCGATCCGACCTCGGAATGGTATGGTACGCCGAAATTCTACACGCTGACCGGTGCTAACGGCATTCAGGTGACCATCCATCCGTCTCGGCTCGTCATCTTCAAGGGGGTGATGGCGACCAATGAGGATTTTGGCGGCATGGGTAATCATGCTTGGGGCGAAAGCGTGCTGGCCGCGATCTTCGACGCGATCAAGAATGCCGACAGTACGGCGGCCAACATCGCCAGCCTCGTCTTCGAGGCGAAGATCGACATTATCAAGGTTCCGCAGTTCTCGGCGAATATCGGCAATCAGGCCTATGAGGATGCGGTGCTGCGTCGCTACGCGCTCGCCAACACCATCAAGGGGGTCAACGGCACCCTGATCCTCGATGCCGAAGAGGAATACGACAGCAAGAGCGCACCGCTCTCTGGTCTTACGGATATTCTGATGGCCTTCCTGCAGATCGTCGCCGGCGCGGCCGATATTCCGGTCACGCGATTGCTTGGTCAGTCTCCCGCCGGAATGAACGCGACCGGCACGGCGGATATGAAGAAAACTGGTTCAACCTGTTACCCGGACCGACGGAGGTCAATCGGATTCTCGATGCTTTGCACGGCAAAGTCGGCCTCAACGGTGATTTCGGCAACTGGGAGCGGGACGGCAAATACGAGGATCTCGCAAAGATCATGAGCCGGGCCGAACTTTGTCATGCAAAGGGGCGTTATTCAGCAACGGGTCTTGATGCAGAGGATTATGTCCGCTGCATTAAGCTTTCCAACGCGGCTGGCTATCAAGGTCCTTTCACGCTGATCTACGACTCTACATATTATCAGGATGAATGGTCCGGAATTCTCGAAGAGCGAGACTGTATCGCTAATGCCTTCAAAGAGAATGCGGCGTAAAACAGCGGTCACTACCGCCGCATTTTTTCGATACGTTCCCTGGAGAAATTGTGCTCAGGTTTTAGATGCAAAGCTAGATGTCCAGGCGAGGCATCAATGAAAATCGTAGTCATGCAATGCGCCAAGCAACTGATCTTGTGTTTGATAGCCGGCGTTATAGAGATCAATGGCCAGATTGGCTGCCGACAGACCTTCCTGGCTTTGTAATTTAATACTGCGTTCGGCACACCATGCAAAAAGTGCGCCTGCGAGAACATCGATGTCATCAGGGTAAAGCGGCGCATTGACCATCATAGACAT